ATGGAAACAGTTGATGTAATTGTACAACCAGCTATCGAGCCACAAGTGATTGATAGCAATTTAACTATGACATGGAATAACGCAGAACTTGCGAAGTACCTTGAAGAAAAACTAGAAAAGTATAACGGCTTAGTTGTTACGGAAGATAACCTAAAAGAAATGAAATCTGTATTGAAAGAGATTGTTTCTATCCGTACTAAGCTAACACGATTTGGTACTGATAAAAAACGTGAGTTGAAAATTCCATACAATACATTCACCGCAGAGTTAGAGCAAGTGCTTGCAGTTGTGAGTCGAGTGGAAAACCCTATCGCAAATCAAATTGGTGAATTTGAACAACAAGAGATGCTGAAACGTAAAGAAACAGTATTAAAAATGGTTGAAGATAAAGCACAATCATTAGGCATTAGAGAAGAATATAAAAATCGAGTAATGCCAAACCCTAAATGGTGGGAAAACAAAACCGCTAAAATGTCCGATGTTGCGCTATCTGTTGAAGAAATGCTGAAAGGTGTATTAGAACAACAACAAAATGATGATGATCTAAAACGTATGCAGGCTGAAAAAGTCGAAATGATTAAGATGAAAATTGACTTATTCAATCAAAACTACGCATTAGATACACCAATTCAGTACGAAGAAATTCAACATTGTGTAAATAATGTTCCATTTAGTGAACTTGATGGTGTTATTGCTGCAGAGTTTGAAAAGCGTTTAGAGATTGAACTTAAAGCAAAAGCACCACAAGAACCAGTAGAGGCTACTGTAGCACAAGATGAAACATTAGAACCTACACAAGTTTTTGAGGAAGTAGCAACAGTAACATATGTTGTTAGAAATATTAACGCAAGACAACGAAAATCAATCAATGATTTGTTGATTAAGTTAGGTGTGGAGTGGAGTGAGATTTAATGAATAAAAGCGAAACAATAACAGAGATAGCAAAGGCATTAGCTAAATTTCAATCGGAAGTATCTGACCCAGAGCGTACAAAAGAAAATGCATTTTTAAAAGCAAAGTATGTAACGCTTGATAGCTTACTACAAACAGTAAGACCAGTACTTTCAGAAAATGGCTTATCGTTCTTGCAAGTACCATCAACATCAAAAGAAGAAGTAACTGTTGTTACTGTTCTATTACACACCAGCGGTGAGTGGTTTGAAAGCGACCCATTCACATTACCATTAATGAAGAAAGACCCACAAGGTGTGGGGAGCGTTGTAACATACGCAAGAAGATATTCCTTATCCTCTATTCTTGGTGTGGCTTGGGATGAAGATGATGATGCACAAAGCAATAATGAAACGGAATTAACCAAACAAATACTACACGAGGTAACAGAACTTGTGAAAGTAAAAGGTGTTCAAAATGAAACAGTAGCATCTTACATAAAAACAACTTTCAATAAATCATCTTCAAAGCTATTAGACCTAACAGAGTTAAAGCAAGTTAAATCTTGGTTAATGTCGCTATGAAGTGGACAACAAATAACATCGAAACATTAAGAAGTCCGCTAGGTGTAATGGTGGTAATACCTGCACCACATGACAATGATCTAGCGAAATTAGACAAAGAAAAAGAATACGTGATTGAGATTAAAAAGAAATCAAAATCACGCAGTATGAACGCTAATGCTTATTGCTGGGTTCTGTGTCAAAAAATAGCGGAAGTGATGAGCAATCATTCGTATATGTCTAAAGAGGATGTATACCGCAAGGCAATAAAAGATTGTGGACATTTCTCATATGTACCAGTAAGAGAGGATGCAGTCGAACGCTACATCCAAATATGGCAAGGACACGGACTAGGATGGATAGCCGAAGATGCTGGTGAATGTCAAAGCTTAAAAGGGTATCACAATATTATGTGCTATCACGGCAGCAGCGTATACAACACAAAAGAAATGCAACGGCTTATTGACTGTTTGGTTGATGAGTGTAACCAGCTTGGAATAAAACTTGATGATAGCGATTACATCCAATCATTGGTTAAGGAGTGGGGGAATGAACAAGCGAAAAAGGAATGACGATAAACTCTACAAAATAACAAGACCACAAGCTATCGAACGAGATAGTATAGACGGCTATCCCTGTTGTGTAATATGTGGCGCACCCGCTACCGATGTGCATCACATTTTGCCTAGAGGTAGAGGGGGTACAAGTGAATTAAATAACCTAGCGTGTTTGTGCAGATATTGCCATGAGAACTTAGCACACGGAGTATTTGCAAAGGAAACCAAATTAAAGCTAGAAACAATCATTATGGAAAGGATGAAACAATATGAAAAGAATTGATGTTGTTGAACTATATGTTAAGAAACGCATTGAGAAATTAGAACAAACGCAAGCCGAATACAAAGTAAATGAAAAAGAAATTACAGAATTGAAAGATGTGTTAGATGTAATTGAACAAACGCAACCAAAAGTTAAATGCGTAAGCGTTGGTTAATGGTTAGTCTATGAGTGATAACAAAAAGTATTACTATCTAAGACTTAAAGATAATTTCTTTGATAGCGATGAGTTGAAAATCTTAGAAAGTATGAATGATGGCTATCTATATAGCAACATACTTTTAAAACTCTATCTACGCAGTTTGAAGAATGATGGAAAGTTGGTTGTTAATGATCGCATTCCATACAACGCAGAAATGCTGGCAAGTGTAACTGGACACCAAATAGGAACGGTTAAGCAAGCGCTATCAATCTTCAAAGACTTAGGACTAATCGATGTGCTAGAGAATGGCGCAATCTATATGTTGGATATTCAAAATTTTATCGGTAGAGGAAGTAGTGAGGCTGATAGAAAGAGAGAATATAGACAACGAATAGAAACCGATAGGACAAATGTCCGACAAATCTCCGACAAAACTCCACCAGAGATAGAGATAGAGTTAGAGATAGAGAAAGAGTTAGAGATAGAGAAAGATAGTAGTGCAAAAAGCACTACAACAAAACGCAAGCGTTTTGAAAAACCCTCTATCTCTGATATTAAACAATACTGCATGGAACGTAACAATAATATAATCGCTGAACAGTTTTATGATTACTATGAAAGTAACGGCTGGAAAGTAGGAAAGAACTCCATGAAAGATTGGAAAGCAGCGGTTAGGACTTGGGAACGTAGCGAATACAGAAAACCTAATTCTAAAAAGAATAGCAAGGAAGATGCAATCAACGTAGTTAATAACTTGATGAATAAGTTAGGGGGTGTAGATACTGAACAACCAACAACAGACTTTGAAAGCACTATCGATGTTACAGATAGCGTGGTCTACTGATATGTCAGAGCAACGAATGATGTTATATGTAACAAAGTTATCTGATGTAAACCCAGTAACCCTTGAACAGGCAATAAGCAATTTGATTGATAGATGTAAATTCTTGCCAACGATTGCAGAAATCAGAGAGGAGTGTTCCGCATTAAGTGCCTTTGTAAATGCACATGAGGAACTGCCAATTGCACAAATCGAATGGGAAAAAGTGATTAAGGCAGTAGGTGCTTATGGCTTTGAACATGGAAAAGAGCATTTACAGGGTATAACCTTACAAGCTGCAAGCACAATATGGTCATCGTTTAACCCTAGAATGGGGAATGAATATAACGAAACAAGTTGTAGATCACAATTCATTAGATGTTACGAGCAATTAGCGGAACGTGAAACGCACCGCCAACGGATGGCAAATTCGATTAAAGACAATCACTTGTTACTTAAAGCAAGGGAGAAAGCAGAAAAGGAACGAGTGTTACTAAATGCTGGGCAAAAGAAAATCGAAATGACTGCTACTGGTAACTTGGTAGAGGTAGCGAAAGAATCGGTCGATGTAGCAAAGATAATCGATAATAGCCAAATATCTGATAAAGGAAAAGAGTTATTAAAACAGGCAATAGGAGGATAAATGAACACAGTACAAATTTTAGGTAATTTAGCACGTGATCCGGAAGTTAGATATACACAATCCGGTCGAGCGGTGGCAACTTTTACGGTGGCGGCAAGCAATACATATATTGATAGCGCAACAAATGAAACAAAAGAACAAACTGCTTTCATTAATTGTGTTGCATGGGGCAAGCTAGGCGAAGCAGTAGGCAACTACCGAAAGGGAAACCGTTTATTTGTGGAAGGTCGAATTCAAACAAGAAGCTACGAAACACAGGACGGCCAAAAGAAATATGTTACGGAAGTAATAGCAGGTTTTGTTGGATTGTCCGCATTGAATGATACGGCAACCGAAAGTAATTTTGACAATTTTGCAGATGATAAAGGGAACGATGAAAATCTTCCGTTCTAATAGGATGGGTAAAATGCTAGTAAAAAACGAGAATGAGTGGTGCTGTTGTTTTGGTGGTTATGTAGGATATCCACAAAAAAGCATGGTGGATGCGGTTAATGATTTTGCGAAAATTTATCCAGATGTGGAAGTACAAAAAGTTAGAGTCGCAAATCCATATTATTATGTTCCAAAGGTTGATGCTGAAAGGGTTATCAATGATGTTGTAGATTATGATCTTGACTATGAAATAGCGGAATGGTCGGAAGATTATCTACTAGATGTAAAACAAGAACATGTAGACGAATTACAAGAAGAATTAACGGCGGTATTCCGCGAGTGGGAAAAACGCCACGGGTACAATAATACTTCTTTTGTTGTATTCGAAACTATAAACCCTTTTGAAAATAAGGTGTAAAAGATGAAAATACTAGATGCATGTTGTGGCTCTAAAATGTTCTGGTTTGATAGAGAACATAAAGAAACGGTTTACATGGATAACCGAACGGAGAACGCAACACTATGCGACGGTAGGAAGTTAATCGTAAAACCGGATATAATTGCAGATTTCCGGGAAATGCCTTTTGAAGATAAAACGTTTTATTTAGTCGTGTTTGATCCGCCGCATTTGGTAAGTGCTGGTGATAAATCATTTTTGGCCTTGAAATACGGGCGATTGGAGCCAGACTGGAAAGATGATATTAAGCAAGGATTATCTGAATGTTGGCGGGTACTCAAACAAAACGGAACGTTAATTTTTAAGTGGAACGAAGAACAAATAACATTACCAAAAGTGCGACCATTATTGCCAGTTGAACCAATTTTAGGGCAACGACGAGGTAAAACGGTTTGGTTGGTGTTTTTTAAAAGTGAGGAGTAAATATGTTACAAATAAAAGTATTTCAAGGTGGATCAATAAGAATTTATAACACTAATTCATTCAAAGAAGGCGAAAGAATGAAAAGTGAATTGCATAATTTTTTAGTTGCTATAACAAATGTTGATTTGGGGCATAGAAAAAATATTGGCTTTGTAGATGTGGTAACCGGTACAAATGTTTTTGTATCACCTACAACGTGTTTAATCGAAGTCGAGGAAGTGGCGGAAGAATGAAATTAGTACAAAGAAAGCGTAAACAACAATACATAAAAGCTTATTGTCTTATGTATCCGTGGTACACATACGAAGCGCATTGTGAATGGGTTGAAGCGGTAACTTATGCAAGTCCGGGGCCTAGAAATAAGCCGGACGGGTTAAAACATGGGCGACATTGTTTGGCGTGGTTGCGTGAAAATGATGCGATGAGCATGAGTGATCTAACAAGTATAAACACTATATTAAGTGGTGATATGTTTTGATGAAGGGGAATACATGAAATTCATAGATTTTTTTAGCGGTATTGGCGGGTTCCATTCCGGTTTAGAAAAGGCCGGAATGGAGTGCGTTGGCTGGTGTGAGTTTGATAAGTTCGCGCAAGCATCGTACCGTGCAATGTATGATACAGATAATTTATGGTTTGGCGATGATGTAACAAAGGTTAAAGGAAAGGACTTGCCAAAGGCTGATCTATGGACGTTTGGCTTTCCTTGCCAAGACATAAGCATAGCTGGTAAGCAAAAAGGAATTAAAGAAGGTACTAGAAGTGGTCTGTTTTATGAAATTATGAGGTTGTTAGATGAGTGCAAAGAAAATAAACCCCAATGGATTATGTGTGAAAACGTTAAGAATTTGTTATCAATCGACGGGGGGGGCGGGTTCCTCACCGTTGTTAGTGAAATGGCAGAAAGAGGGTATTGTATCGAATGGAAAGTGTACAATTCCAAAGACTACGGAGTCCCTCAAAACCGAGAACGTGTGTATATTGTTGGACGTTATGGAAACGGAAGTTTCGGAAATCTATTACCTATCAAAAGAGAAAACACAACAACTCTTAAGCAGATTATAGGTGGTTCACAAGGAGAACGAGTTTATAACCCTGACGGCGTAAGCTGCACATTATCCGCACAAGGTGGTGGAATGGGTGCTAAAACTGGTTTATATGAAATCGATACAAATAAAGTTCAAAGTATCGGAAATGGTTCACGTTATGAAACGGATAATACCGTATGGCCTACTGGTTTAGCTGGTACGTTGACGGCTACGGACTATAAACATGTTCCTAAAGTAGCTATTAAAAATGCAACTAAAACAGGATACACAATGGCAGAAATAGGCGACGGCATAGACCTTGCATATCCAGATAGTGAAACACGCCGAGGAAGAGTGCAACCACAACGATCTAACACATTAACGACTAGCGATAATCTAGGTGTATTGGTTGACGATAAACCTATTCGCATCAGAAAATTAACGCCTAAAGAGTGCTGGCGCTTACAAGGTTTTACAGACGAACAGTTCGAAAAGGCTGCGGTGGTAAATAGTAATAGCCAACTTTATAAGCAAGCCGGGAACGCCGTTACTGTAAATGTTGTAGAAGAAATAGGTCGTCATATTATGGGGGTAGTAAATGAAGAAACTTGTAAAAGCAAATAATCTAACATATACGCGTGAGCAATTTGCAAGTGCTTTAACCATTGTTATTGGAAATAGAATTTTAAAACCAAAAGTAACGGCGAACTCTTATTGTATTATGCTTGAATACAATGTCAAAAATGGCAGGAAGCCGGGGCGGTTACGGCAAGTAATTTCAAAAATGAACATGCAGAGTTTTAACGGAACAATGGAAACCTATTTATATCATGTTAGGGAACAAATCAAGCACTTATTAACAAAAGGGGAATTGAATTATGACGAATGAACAAGGGGCAAAATGGCTATTGCAAGAAATGTACGATGAGGGGTATCGGGATATAAAAGTATTTGGCGTATATGCGTATTTCGTAAACCCAATTTTTATCGAAAATGGCGGACATTTTAAGGTGCGCGAGCATACGCCGCGTATTCCGTGCAAGGTGCTGGGGCTGGGAACCGGTAAAAAGGAATATTCCATTGCCAGCCTATTGGGTATTGTGGAATGGGAAAAAGTACCAGTTGATACACCAGTTATTGCAAAAACTTTACTTAAAACAAAAAAACTTTATTTTGCAAAATACGAAAATGGACTTGTACATTGCTTTACGAATGGGCAGACGTCGTGGAGCCGTGAAGATAACTATTGTTGGTGCTATCCAAAAAATGATGTGTTATTGGCAGAAAGGGCGTTAAATGAGTGTAATTGACATAGTATTCAAAGGCCGCCCAATCACAAAGAAAAACCACGGGCAAATAGTTAAGAATGGAAATAAACGGGGTTATATTCCGTCGGAATCCTATTCAAATTATGAAGATGCATGTTTATGGCAACTGGCTGGCAAGAAATTGCATATATCCGGCATAGTAGTTGTTGAATGTAAATACTATCTTCCGAATAAAAGAAGTTGGCCGGATCTAATAGGATTATTACAAGCAACCAGCGATATATTAACAAAAGCGAAAGTGATCGATGATGATAAATGGATATGTTCGTATGGTGACAGTTGCATAGCTGGTATTGATAAAGATAACCCAAGGGCAGAAATACGCATCATGGATAGGCGGAACGCCGTATTAGAACAACTTTTAAAATAGGGGGATATTAAATGGGTTTAATCTGTAAGTTAAAGAAGTTTGTATTTAGTCGTGAAGAAGAGAACACAATCAAGGTTAAGCGGTTTATGAATGGCGCATTGTTACCTAAAATTGGCAGCGCAGATGCTGCCGGAATGGATTTTTACCAACCGGAAAGTGTAGAAATAGAACCACACCAAACGCAATATGTAACATTAGGTCTAGCGATGGAAATTCCAAAGGGTTATATGTTGATGCTGGCACCACGATCGAGCATGAGCAAAACACCTTTAGTTATTCCAAATTCGTTTGGCGTGATTGATGCAGATTACCGCGGCGAAATTAAAGGTATATTCAAAAATACCAGTGATGATGCGTATCTAATTCAAAAAGGCGATAGATTGTTGCAAGGTATTCTTGTACCAGTTGGCGCATTAAAGTTGTTAGAAGTTGATGAATTAACAGAAACGGTGCGCGGTACTGGTGGTATTGGTAGTACTGGTAAATAGTTATTTTAAATAAAGAAAGGCGGGCGGTGAAATATCCGCCCTATCATAAAAGGTGATAAATATGACTAAAGAATATATAAAGAAACCAGTTGTGATTGAAGCGATACAATATACAAAAGAAAATTATGTGGAATGTATAAATTTTTGCGGTGAAAGGTTTTATGGCAGCCTTGATGATGATATTATTATTGAAACATTAGAGGGGCAACATAAAGCATCGTTAGGCGATTACATTATCAAAGGTGTTAAAGGCGAAATTTATCCTTGCAAGCCTGATATATTTGAAATGACATATGACGATCCAAATGTTTTATGCGAAGTTGGTGAGCCGGAATGGCAAACACGATTTAAAAACGAATATAGTGAATTGAAAGAGCGATACAATAAGCTTCACAAAATGTTAGTCAAACACGATGCAGGAACATTAGAATTTAAGCCTACTTGCCCTATTGAATTGTTGCGTAAACAAAAGGCTACTATGGGGGAATATCTAAATATTCTTGAAATTAGAGCGGAAATTGAAAAAATAACGTTGTAGGCGAAAGGGGAAATGCATAATGCCTATTATTGATCCGATGTATTTGTATTTGATTGAGGTGCTGCATAATTTAGATGTGATAAATAACCTTGTTTTTATTACGTTGGCGTTCATAACGCTTGTTACTAGTGTTATGTATATCATTGATGATTATGCACGGGAACAACTTAAACCACACAAAGGCAAAATAATTGCGTTATTTGCGGCGTTTCTAATTAGTGGCATGATCGCGGTATTAGTTCCAACTAAAGATACGATGTATAAAATGTTAATTGCTAGCTATGTAACAACTGATAATATCCAAATGGTAAACGATGCCATTAAAACCAATTTACAGGACTATTTAAACATGTTAGGGGAAACAGTTAAGAACATGAAATAAAGGGGAGTATATGACGGATAAAGAATACAGGGAATTAGCAAAAGAATATTTAGAACCTATCAAATTAATTACAATGAAAATTAATTCATTGAAAGAAGATCTAAAGCATTTGCAAAGCGATATTACGACTATAGGCGCCGTTGATTATTCCAAGGAACGCCTAACAGGTGGCGGAACACCGGGCGGACTGGAGCAACAAATTATACGCCTTGAAAGTAAGCGCGATGCAGTACAAAAAGAAATAGGGGTGTTGATTGATGAGCGGGAAACCGCAGCAGATATTATCAACTGCACAACCAGCGGGAAAGAAAATATACTATTGATGCGTGAATATGTTGACGGCAAAAGTGCTAAACATGCTAGATACTTTACGGACTTGGAAAAGTCGCAAGCTAGCGAACTAAAGACGGCTGGACTCATCAAGGTAGGGTATTATTTGCACCACACATATTACCCGAGCATGCATACCGCTAAAACGGTGAAAGTCGGACTACATCGGACTACATCGGAAACATACGGAAAAGCATAATATAGTATAATTATAGTGTCATATGTAGCTTTTAAAGACATTGACTAATTCTCCCGATAAACATGCAACACAACGGGGAACATTGGGCCGTTCCCCTTGTATAGAACATACAAACAAACTGAATAAAACCAAAATAAAATGGGGTATATCCACGGCGATATACTCCATTTCTTGTATAAAAGTAACATTTAATTGTTGAAAACTGAACGCGCTGCATGCGTTTTGTATTTAATATAGAACGTCGGGAAACTGTTTAATTGCCGGCGCGTTTGGTTTTGAGTAATTAAAAATATTTCAAAAAAAGTTTGTAAAGGTGGTGAAAAGCTAGTGAATATCATATGTACAAAATCAAAATGTCTTAACAATAAGAAAGGTCAATGCATGGCCAACGAAATATACTATGACGGAATGTGCCAAACATATTGCACTAGCCAACACGCAGCCAAACAAGTTGCCGGAATATGTCAACGATCACACAGGCGTATGAAAGCAAAAGACAATAACATTCTAAAATAAGGGGGTGAATATCAATGAACTACATGCCTAAAATTAAAAAGGTGATTACGGCATTGCAAGTTAAAAAGGGTTTAAGGTATGTTATTGATACTCGCCAATCATGGAGCAAGTGGGATAAGCCTTTCAAGGTGTATATAATCAGTCGAATGTATAACGAAGCGGAATATGCAGAAGCGTTTCCGGAGAAGTATAAACGAAACCCATTTAAAGAAGGGCAATTATTTAAAAAGGTAGCTGAATACGATACGTTAAAGCAGCATGAGTTGTTAATATATTTAGTTAATGTGTTGAAAGGTGGTGAACGTAGTGAGTGATATTAAATTAAAGCCTAAAGAGTTAGTGTTTGCTGAAGAATGGCTAAAGACTACGAACGCCACACAATCAGCGATAAAGGCTGGTTATAGCGCACGAACGGCGTATTCGGCTGGAAATCGACTGTTGAAAAAAGTTGACGTTAAACAATATATTGATGAGCGACTAGCAGAAATGAAAGAAAGTAGCATCGCCGATACTAACGAGGTGATGCAGTTTTTATCTAGTACGATGCGTGGTGATATTCCCGACCAGTTCGGTTTAGATCCGGCGTTAAATGATAGGATAAAAGCGGCTGAATTGCTTGGTAAACGCTATAAGATGTTTACTGATAAGCAAGAAATTAGCGGGGCGGACGGTGAACCGATTAAAGTTATATTTAGTAATATGAATAAAGAATAATAGGTAATTGCATAAATCTATCATTAAATGGGGTATATCCACGGCGATATATCTCATTTTTTGTATAAATCTATCAAATATGGAAATAACAATCGACTATAAACCGAACGAAAAACAAAATATATTCCACAACACAAAAGCACCTTATGCGGTATATGGCGGCGCTCGTGGTGGCGGTAAAACGAAATCATTGATTATGGACGTTTTTATTTACGCCTTAACATATCCGGGTAGTCATTGTTATATATTTCGTGAAACATACCCAAATTTAGAAGCCAATGTGATTAGAGAGTGGATTAGAAGCGTGCCGGCTGAATTATACAAGTATTCAGACCAAAAACACATAGCCACCTTAAAAAATGGTAGTCAGGTATTGTTTAGATATGTGAAAAACGATAAAGATGCTGAAGGCTATCAAGGCCAAGAATTTGACTACTTAGGCATTGATGAATTAACCAAACATACAGAACGAACGGCGGAATTGTTAACGGCTTGCTTGCGTAGTGCAAAAGGTTTTCCTGTTCGTTTCCGTGGAAGTTGTAACCCCGGAGGTCGCGGGCATGGTTGGGTAAAACGTAAATATGTAGAAGCCACAAATTATGGAGAAAATTCTGTTATTGATGAAACTACTGGACTTGAAAAGGTGTTTATACCGGCGCAAGTCTATGACAACTATGTTCTTATGGCGAACGATCCGAGTTATGTCAAACGTTTAGAAGCATTACCGGAGCAAGAAAAGAAAGCGTTCTTATATGGTGATTGGGATGTGTTCATAGGGCAAGTATTTACGGAATTTAACAGAAATATACACGTAGAAGAACCTTTTGAAATTCCGCAAGGCTGGATACGAGTTCGTTCTATGGACTGGGGATTTAGTAAACCGTTTAGTATACATTGGTACGCTATTGATTATGAAGGTGTTGCGCATTGTTACCGTGAATATTACGGTTGCACAGGTGAGCCAGATGTAGGGTTAAAACTAACACCCGATGAAGTGGCTGCCGAAATGGCTAGATTAAGCAAGGGTGAAACCTATGCATATGATATAGCTGATAGAGCGATATGGCAGAAAGACGACCGTATGAAGTGGAGTATTCAAGGTGAGTCTATCGCGGAGATATTTGCACGTCATGGAATTAACTTCACTAGGTCTAATTCTGAACGCATTCAGGGTAAGATGATGGTTCATACCTATCTAAGGGAGAAGAAAATCAAATTCTTCTCTACGTGTAAACATATTTTAAGAACGTTACCAGAATTAGTGTATGACGAAAGCAAGCCGGAAGATGTGGATACAACGCAAGAAGATCATGCATATGATGAGTTTAGATATTTTTGCATGAGTAGACCTATCACACCTAAGAAGCCGGAGAAACCATTTAATGACGGTTATAAATATGATGATGAAACAGAAGGGGAAGTTACTGCATGGGGCGTATGAGTGAAAGGGCGTTGCGTGATTACGCCTATAAGGTGCTAAAGTCGGAATACGGCGAATGCGAAGAAAAGGGCGTTATTATTCCGGCGAAATACACCGATGCGGAATTGGCGAAATTTGCGCAAGCTATGCCGCAATGGCAAATAGAACAAATGTACGATATGATATATGGTTCTGAAATGGTGGAGTAATGAACATAGAACAACAAACATTCGATATATACGAAGCGAAAGTGAACGTTAAAAGCGCATTGAGTGCTACGTCAAATTGGCGGCAAAGTGCTGCCGAAGATTATGCATTCATGCAAGGCAAACAATGGGAAGATGCTGATTTAAAAAAGATGCGTGAAGCTGGTCGCCCTGTAATCACAATTAATAGAATACGGGCCACCGTTAATCTGTTGTGCGGCTATGCATCACAGAACGAAACAGAACCGGACTTCTTACCACGTAGCGAAGAAGATGATAGAATCAGCCGTGTTGCGAAAGGTATTACAAAATACTGTTTAGATCGCGCGCACTATCAACGAAATAAAGGCAAATGTTTTCGTGATAAAATCATATGCGGTTTAGCCAATTACTGGGTTAGTTATGAATTTGACTACAATGAGTTAGACGGTGCCATTAAAATCGACCGTGTTTCTCCGTTTGATGTATTCGTTGATCCAGAAAGCACAGAAGAAAATCTAAGCGATGCTCAATTCGTTGGCCGGTATAGTTGGGAAAGCACAAGAAAGCTAAAACAGGTATATCCGGATAAAGCTAATGAGATTGATTTGTTGAGTCATAAATATGACGATACAGAACTAGAAGCCGGCACGGTTGAAACCATTAACGGTGAGTCATTGTGGTATAACAATAAATATAAAAAAGTTCGTGTGGTTCAATACTGGTATAAGGAATACAGCAAAAAGAACGTATTCATGACAAAAGAAGGATTGATTGATGAAAGCAACCCGTTATTTGTTGTGTTAATGGCTATGGGTAAGAAACCTACTAGCATACCAGATACTAAAATCAGATATGCGACATTTGCTGATGATGTACTACTAGAAGAGGGTGAAAGTCCGTATAAACATGGTAAATTTCCGTTAGTGCGTGAATATTGTTATTACACCGGTGAACTGGTAGATGATGAACTAGAACCAGCCGGCGTAGTTCGCGACCTTAAAGATGCGCAACGTGAAAAGAATAAAAACCGAAGTCAACGTATGCACGTTGTTAATCAGCAAAGTTTAGGTGTGAAATTCTGGCAAGGTCAATTTGATGAACACGATAAGAAAACGATTGAAAAGAAAAGCACAACGCCGGGAGCAAATATATTCTTGAAACCGGGTGTTACATTCCAAGACGGCACGCCGTCAATGGATAGTGCTATTAGTCTGACTTTAGAGCAACAAGCGGACAATGACTTTTATTCAATCAGCGGTATAACTCCGGAGAGCCTTTCCGGTAGCATCGGTTCTATGAGTGGCAAGGCAATCGACTTACGGCAATCAGTAACTACAGTTCAAACGGCGGATATATTTGCACAGACAAAAGAAGCAGAATTGCAGATTGTCAAATTACTGTGGGGTGAAAAGAACGCACCGGGGTTAATTCCTCAATTCTACAATCAAGAAAAAGCAATGCGGATTTTAGGCGACGACGGCAAGAAGGAATTTGTACAAATTCAGCCAGAACTAGGAAAGCCGATGCAAGAACAAATCATCACTGATCCGTTTGGACAACCTAAAGTAGATGAAGAGGGCAACCCAATCAAACAAGTATTGTATGATTTAAGCTGCTTTGATTTTGATATTGTAATTAGCACTAGCCAAGCGAGCGCAACGGCTCGTAAAGCTAACCTATATCAATTATTGGAAGCTAAGAAATCCGGCGTTGATATTCCTATGGATATTATCCTCGATTTTATGGATTTCCCAGAAAAAGAAGCCGTCAAGAAGCGTATTCAGCAAGCAGCAGAAAAGCCAGCTATGCCAGAATTGCGTGTTAGCGGTAGCCTAGATGATATGCCAGCGGAAGCATTGAGCATGTACTTGCAAACCCTAGGCGTACAGATTTCACCACAACAAATTATGGCGGAACGGTTAGCCTTGAAAGGCAAACAACAGAACATTCAAAATGCACCGCCAATTTTGCCACCTATGAACGATTTAGGCGGTATGTAATATAAACTATCAACACAATAATAAAACGCTCCTACATGGGGCGTTTTTTATATTTCGCCCTAAGCAATGGCGTTAAACTACTTGCACTTATATACTCGCCCGGCAACGGCGTTAAACTGCCATATTCTTATATTCGTCCGGCAATGACGTTAAAAGGCAATAAGGGGTATTTGATATGAAAGACGAATTAGTAAACATCGAAGAAGCTGGTTTCACTCCGGAAGATTTAGAAAACGCGGGCGTAGAACTGGAAGAAACAACCGAAGAAACGGGTACACAGGAAACTGCAACAGATGAACCCTCTACAAATGATGCGGCTGAAAGTGATGCGAATGATGCGGAAGTAGAAACAGAAACGCCAGAAACTAACGAAGGTGAAACGGAAGAAGAAAATCATGCGAACGATCAGAACTTAAAAGCGGCACTTGCACAGGAACGGGCAAGACGTAAAGCGGCGGAAGAACGTGCTAGACAATTTGAAGCGCAACAAAAACCGATTGAGTTACCGCAAGAAGAAGTATCAAATATTCGTGATTTTGTACGCCGTGAAGCATTGAAACGCTTTAATATGACGGCGGAAGATTTAGAAAGTTTGATGTTTGAAGATGCTGAAAAGTATAACGCCTTCATTCGTTTTGAAGCCAATGCAGAATATGCAATTACTAATCAGCAAATCGCAGTACATCAACAACGACAAACAAACTTAAATTTCGTAAATGAAATTAAATCGTTACCAAACTTTGGTGAATTATATCAGCGCGGTTTGGATAAGTTAAACGGAATGACGATGCGCGATGCGCAACCTATTAACGATGCCTTTTATCGCGTTGATATTGGCGAAGGTACGGAAGCCGATTTTGAAACAATTAGGAAGTTTGTTAAAGAAGTGCAAAATGAACTGGCGACGAGTACCGAAGTACCGAACAACCCACTAGAAGTAGCGGCGACATTGCCAAAGGCTGGCGCGTTAAATGGTGGCGTTCCTACACCTAATAAATTAACGGAAGAAGATATTTTGAAAGCGTATGACACAGGCAATTTAGATGCATTGCCTAAAGAAATACGCGATTATTTAGACGAATTATAAGAGGTAAAATATGGCAGATCAAAAAAATCAAGTAACCATTCCGGCGGCGTTAGTCCCTAAGATTTGGACTAAAAAAGTGTGGCATGAAGGCTTAAAAGAGTCTTTCTTCGATAAATTCACCGCACTTGACGGATCTAACGTGGTGCATAAAAACAAAGACTTAGAAGGCGTAAAAGGCGATGCGGTAACGTTCGGATTAATGATGAATTTAAGCGGTGCTGGCGTTGAAGGTAACCGTGCAACATTGACTGGTAACGAAGAAACATTGAACATCTACGACTTTACAGTACAAACTCAATTAGTACGTAATGCGGTATCTCGCTTTGAAGCGGACGACCAAAAAACACAATATGACATGTTAAAAGAAATCAAAGGTGCGTTAAAACAATGGTTAGCGGATTGGCAAGACAACAAGTTGATTGCTAAACTTTCCGCATCTCCTACCGCTGGTGAAACATTGTATGCTTCCGCTGCTGGTACACAAGCATCTATCACGGCGAATGATAAGCTAACAACTACGCTTATCTCTCGTGCGAAACGTAAAGCGAAAATGCATGGGCCAAAAGTTGCCCCAATCAAAGTGGATGGTATGGATAAATACATCATGTTAGTATCTACGTGGGCGGCTCGTGATTTGAAAGATGATGCGAAGTGGCTCGCAGCACAACAAAACGCTAATATTCGCGGTTCTAAAAACCCTATCTTCACAGGTGCATTAGGCGAATATGACGGCGTTATTTTGTACGAATACGAACGCGTATTGAACGACAAAACAGGCGCATCTAACGCTAACGTATGTCATAACTTATTGCTTGGTAAACAAGCGGCATGCTTTGCGGTATCTCGCCCAGCCAAACATATCAAACAAGTGGACGACTACGGCAACGTAGAAGGTAATGGCATTGCTTTCTATGGCGCAATCGAAAAATCCAAATTCAACGACAAAGATTACGGCGTAATCAACGTTATGACTGGTGGCGTAGTAGAAGCATAATTTCAAAGGTCTAGGCGGGGTAACACCCGCCTTTATTCTTATATGGGGTGAATATGAACGTAAAATACATAATCAATAGGGCGTTCATGCAAATAGGCGATACCTCGCAAGAACAATACACTCCGTATTATTTATTGGAGTATTACAACGAAGGTAATCACTTATTAAATGCCCTGATAGGTCAATATTGCCCAAGCCTTGCAAGAGGTACATTTGAAGGTAAGGGGCGCGGACGAATTGTATTACCGTTCCAATGCATCAGCATATTGAATGTTAAGGCAGATGATGCGGAAGTACAAGGGTATCAAGTATTGAATTTACAAACGGTTGTATTTGATGCAGATCATGAGCAAAAAATCACCGTTGATTATATAAAGACGGCTGGCTATAAAATGCTTGAAGATGAAAGCGACTTGCCGGCGGAACTAGAAACATTGTTAGTTGATTATATCGTATATCGTGTAATGAACCTTGATATTTCTGGAATTTCAGCAAATATGGTTAATGCGTTGCAATCAATTAATAATGGCTTAGGTGGTAATGATTGCGTAATTGCGGAAGGGTATTGGAATTATGGTCGTAAGCGAATTGATTACTCTTGTTAATGTAGAATCAAACGAAATTCTTGACGAGCAATTAGAATATATCCAGTATATCAACGCAGCTATTGACTGGTTAACGACTATTCTAGTTAGTATCAAAGATCGAGAAGTAGTAAAGAATATGGATATACCAGATAAAAGGGCAGTTCCTTCTGATTTCATGGGGTTTGTGCCTAAAACTGGGTATCCTATCCGCATCATCAATGGAACGTTTGAAACGTATGACGGCGAAACGGTTAATCAAGTATTTTATAGCGTGCGCAAAAACCACGTTGATGAAATGGACGATACAATACCGTTTTCCGAATTCTTTCATCAGTACTTAGTGCAGCTTATATCTTTCATGGTAAAAAAGAAATCACTTATGACTGATTATGCTGCCTATGATAAGACTTTCATTGACTACATCACGGAACAAATTAAGGTTGCAAGGGGTATAACATAATGGGCGTTAAACAAGTAGCCATGACAAATGGTTTTAGATTGGGCCTTGATTGGAGCAACCCGCCGGAGAATATCGACGTGCAAGCCTTGACACAGGCTAGGCAATGCGAATTTGATAGAACGGATAATGCACTCCGTACCGTTCCGGGAGTTCGTATATTGTATGATTTTGGGTTGCCTGTAGAAACCTTGTATTATGATGTGTACCGTAACAAATGGTACTTTTCTAGCGGACGCAATCTTTACGAAACCGATTTCAGCAGCAATAAATTACTAGGTGCGTTGAACGGCACGGGAAAGCCTAAATATCATGCATTTGGCGGCGATATTCTTGTCGCTAGTGGCGATAAACTGCAAGTTGTTTCTGGTGCTGGGCGGTTAGTAACGCTTGAAAGTCCAGTATGTGATATAGTATCAAGTCATTCTGGACGTGTACTTGTTGCATCTACCAATTCGCACCGGTTGAACTGGTCGGCCGTAGGCGACTATAACGCATGGACTCACAACTCAAATGATGCATCTAGTGCGCAATATGTAGATGTAGGGTATAAAGACCAAGGCAGCATTATTGCCGTTGATTTCTTATCACGTGCAATTATCGTATATAAGGAATATGGCCGTGTTTATCAAGTCATTGGTACGCCAGATGCACGGAATTTAACGGTATACCCTCTATCCTCTACGGGTTATTGTAGCGGCGCAACGATAAGTATTGATGATCGTAGCTATTATTTAGGCAATCAAGGCTTCATGTCTTTTATGCCTACTAATACCTACGCAGAAATTCAACCGTTTGAAACTGGGTTGAACATCAATTCCTATCTATTGAAATACATTACGAAAGATTGCGAAGTATGGCATATATCTAGCCGTAAGCAAATTTGGATAAAACCATATAACGGTGATACAGTATTCATCTATCATTATTTGCCAAGATATGAGGATGGACGCGGCGTTTTTACATCACGTAAATTCACACATAACATCAATGATGCGGTAAATGTTGATAAAGAAGTATATATAGCCTATGGCAATAAAATCGGTATTCTTGACGAAACCATAGATACAGATGATAGCGTACAAATTCAAACATCAATAGTAAGCGGTAATAGGCTTGCAACAAGACAATTCATATTAATCATGAATTATAACTTTGTAACGCATAACCTAATATCTGGCTATGGTACTATTGGCATCTCAAACAAGAAGCCTAAGCCGATTGAATTCGCTAGCAAGTCGATTAAAACCTACTATGCGAACTTTAAGACACATGATTACAAAGTGCCGATGAATGTTAATGAATACACGAAGGCGTATAAAATTGGTGGCGGTGCTAACCGTAATGTGCAGTTTAAAATAAACGTTCAAAAGGGCGCTATTTCATTACGCCAGTTAGATTATACATATGAAGAGGTTTAAACATGGCATATAAAGAAAAATACCCTTTGGATATAACACCACAGGGCGATACAGTACCGGAAAGTATAGAGAAAAACCGGAATGAATTATTAAATATTGCAAAAGAAATGGACTTAAAAGCCGGCAACGGTGGTACTGGCGGCGGTGGCGGTGGTTTACGTAATAGGGTTTTAAGTGGCAAGGTTAGTAACGGTGAGTTCTCCTTTTTGACTGGCGATAATTTAAGCGTAATGATTGACGGCAGTCAAACACCGGTTCTTTTGTCATTTGCGGACGGGTTCAATGATTATGGCGCGGTTGATTATGTGCAGACGGTAACACGTAAGCAAAGTGCATGGAGCCTACCGGCCAATAGTACATCGTATCTGTATGTCGAACGCTCCGCATCTGGGGGCCTAAGTTATGGCAGTACAACGCTTGAACCATTGCGACAACCAAACGCACCGGAAGCGGCAACAGATAAAATGTACTACAACACAACAAGCGAAAAAATGAATGTGTACACAGGTACATATTGGAAAAGCATTTTACGTGTAGTAGTAGCTATAGCCGTAACAGATGCCACACGTGTAAAGTCAATTAAATATTATGATCCGGCTGCTAACACGGCAACCGATGTGGTAATTGGTAAACGTAGGGTTGATGGTAAAGACTACTTAATTACAGATATTCTTAATCAAATGGCAGAAGCTATTAAAAAGATAGCTGGTGATGAAAACTTTACCAACAATCCAACACGTACACTAAAAACAATCACTGATACTATAAATGGATTAGGCGAAACCTATTACAAAAAAACAGATATAGTAAATGAAGCTAATCATGCAACTAATGCAGACGAAGCCAAACATGCAAAAACTGCCGATACCGCAACAAATGCAGAAGCTTGTGTTAAAAAGTCCGGCGATACCATGACGGGTACGTTAAAGGTACCGGGCCTTTCTAACGGTTCGATTGATTTAGATTATTACGCTAAAAACAAAATTGGTTATAGTGGCTTTACCTTTGGTGAATGTAACAACTACCGCGTTTGGGATACCCAGTGCTGGGGAATTGGCGCTATATACTCATGGAATGCAGACGATAATCGTGTATTAGGTACGCAGCTTTATTTTGCTAACAGTAAAGCTGCCTTTATTCGGTTTGATAATGACTCAAATGATGCTGGAGCATGGCAACGTATTGCAACGTTTGAAAACAATAACACGCTAACATTTCCAAATGGCGCTAAATTAAAGGTGGAATAATATGCCTAACCTAGTACTTGAAAAAAGCGGTCAAACATTTCGTTTCGGACTGCATGAAGAAAAAAGCGTTACTCGTGGCAAGTTTATTTCTATTCCGTTTAACGGTAAAGAATATTATGCACGATATGGCGACACATCAACACCGCTTAAAACGGAAATTAACGGGCGCGAATATTCTGTACAATATGATCCGGTTGATTTTCAAACAATCCGTTGGCAAGGCACGACAAGCAATACTAAAACTGTGTTCTTTCCTAAAGGTCGTTATGCGGTTAATATGCTTTTACATCAATATAAACGCATTGAAGTTTATATAAGTAAAAGCGAGGAGAAAGCGGTAGCAGTAACAATTAACCGCTTGGGTTCCGGCAATGCCTTATATCAATTAACTATCGACGGAGTTTTTAACGAAAAAATTCGTAACAATTATACAGAACCTAGTTATTGGATAGAGCGCATAGGTGATTAACAATGAAACTAGATAGCCTTGAACATATGATAAAAGATTATGAGCGGCGTACAGGCGAACGAGTCAGTCTAAGTGGTTTTTATTTCGATGAAAATAACAACTACAAAGATAAATACAATTATTATTTCAAATTCTTCCCAAATGCTGGCTTCCTATTCTGGAGTATTAATGAGCATGAGGGAGAACGGTATTTTACTATATGGCAGACATACGGTGATATGAAAGTCATAGGTAAATATATCGTTGAAGTGATGAAATTGAATGATCTTGATGTAATTGTAACGGCAACACATCGAAGCGTGCGCGGTTTTATTAAAAAGTGGAACATGGAACGTGTTCCAACTATGGATTATACCTATAACGGTTTTAATTACAAAGTACTAAAAACGGTGCGAAAACACCTTGAAGCTACTTTGTAGAAAGGAAAAGCATGTTCACTTTTGACTTGCAATTATTCGGGGGCGGTAAGAAATCGAAGGTACAAAGCATAGGTGCTAACCTACCGGCAGCCGGCCCCGAAGAAAAGCAACTACTACAAGGCCAAATGGATTGGATAAATAGAACCAATCAAAGCGCTAATACTTTGCAAGGTATGGGCGATAGAGCCTTAAATAATGTAGTTAGTCCGCAATATCAGCAAATGTACAATGCATATTTGGGAACTAACAAAGACAACCAAAATGCACTAGCAGCATTGCAAAATCAAGTGTCAACGGCCGGCGCCAAGAACTTAACGGATAACACACGTTATGCGAACCAACTAGGGGCCAGTGTTAATGCTATGAATAATGGAGCGGGGCAACTAGCGAATGAATACAACGGCGCATTATTGAAAAATCAAAACGCAATGGATAGTATTACCAATGGCCAACTTCCTACGGCTTATGCAGATGCTAGACGACAAGTGTTAAATAATGATTTACAGGCTACGGTAGGTAATGCGGTTTCTGGCTTAGCCAGTCGCGGTATTGTTAATTCTTCAATCACAGATAATGCATTGAACGATATTAGCAAGAACGCATCAAATACACTTGCGGCACAATATGCAAATGATTTGAACCAAGCGGCGGCGCTTAATTCGCAAGCATTTAACAATAGTTTGAGCGGCATCGGTGCTAAAATGGGCCTTTGGGGTAACACCTATAACAACCAACAAAACGGCATCGTAAATCAAGCTAACTTGTTAAATCAAGGGTACACAAATCAAATGAATAACGCCGGCACCGCAGCGGGGTTAGTAGGTCAACGCGAAGGGTTAGCACAAAACCCAATTAATACAGGTGCAACAACACAAAGCGCAGCTATTCAACCAGCCAAAGATTACTACTCTATGAGTCAGTTGAATAACGCGGATCAAGAAGATTTATTAAACAGATATATGACATTACGCTATGGACTTGCACAACCAGCACAAACAATGGTTAAGCAAGGTTCTGGCGGTTTCTTTGGAGGTCTTATGAAAGGTTTTTGCTTCGTAGCAGGTACAGAAATTGCAACGCCAGAAGGTGGAAAAGCAATCGAAACATTTGTAAATGGTGATAAGGTAATCACATTAGATGCGGTTAATGATGTAATTGCATTGCATGATATGGGCGAAAAGGAAACGCATCGCCTTGAAACGATTGATTGTAATGTTGTTACCACAGGTAGTGAGAAAGTATTAACTCCGGAAGGTCTTAAATTGGTCGAAGAACTCGCAATCGGTGAACCAATCATGACTGTTCACGGCTACCAACCTGTTACAGTATGCGAACCAACTGGCAACACAGAACAGGTGTACGAATTGCAATGTACTGGCAACAATCGCTTCTATGCTAACGGCATTATGGCGGAAGGCATTAATGAAGCAGAATTGAAAGCTATTGCAGATGCAAAGGAAAAACCTAAAAAAACCGGTAAAAAAGACGATAAAGAGTCCGGTGATGAAACAAACGATCCAACAGATAAAAACCCGGAAGATACTGACGAAGTAACAGATGAAAAAGCAGCAAAGAAAACTTCCAAAGGTAAGAAATCGGAGAAAGTAGAGGAATAACACAATGGGCGTTATTTATTTACAAGACTATAACCCGTGGGAAAGCATCGGTGAATTGGCTGGCCGATACGGCGGGTATCGTTTAGGTCAAATTCAGAATAACCGCATGGCGCATGGATACCAAGATATGCTAAACGGTGGCGAACAGGCGACACCGGCACAACAAATGGCAAGCCAAATGCCAACGCAAGGACAATTTAACGATGGACAGTTTATTAATAACGCTATGCGTAATAATTCCTTCGGTGCGCAAGCAGTGGCGAATAATCAAGGATTATGGGGCGGTCAAAATCCGGCAGCACCAGCACAACCGATGCAAGCTAACACAGATGCACCAGCCGCACCAGTTCAACCACCACAACAAAATACAGGGTTATGGAACTTTGAAAATCTAAACAATACCGGTATTGGTAACGGTGTACCGCAAACGTATCAAGAAATGATGCAACAAAGGGCAAATAACCCTTTTCGTGGGGCGCCCAAATTGGTAGAAAATGGTAGTACCAATGAGGATAAAGCGCCGGGCCAATATTCTATACCAGATAAAGCAACTATAACCAGTGAAGCACGCAAAAGACTAGGGGCGAATACACTCGCCCTAGTCAAAGCTGGTTTTGATTTCAAAACGGCGCAAGGCTTAGCCAACGAACAATATCAAACCGACGTGAATAATATGTATATGCAACAAGTCAACGAATATCAAGAAAAAGTGCTTGAACCAATGCGTCAACAAATCATGAACAACCTTGTATTCACTAAAGACAAGGACGGGAACCCGGTTGTAGATACCTATAACACAAAACGGGTTAAAGGGTTGGCGCCAGCCGTTGCCAGATACAATTATCTAGCAAGTAAAGTAGGCGCCGGCACTATTGATATGAATAACTTGAACAGTATTGCGGCGCTTGATAAGCCGGATTACAAGTTTAGCAGCGCACAAAACGGCCATATTGTACGGTACAACATGGGCGATGGTACTATTCAAGATATGGGCGGTTATGGCAAGGTTGAAACAAAACAATTTGCGAACGGCCAAGTTATCGTTATGACTCCAGACGGCCAAATGAAAAATATTGGTAATTTCGGTGCGAAAAACATTAAAGTTATGCCGGACGGTAAAACGTATATTGTTGGCACAGACGGCAGCATGAAATATGTAGGTACTCACATTAAACCGCCAACGGCTACACAAACAGGTACAAGCGGATACAATGCGCAAGTATTGAGAACTTTATCCGCGCAGCATACCGCATGGGTAAAAGCTAACCCGGATAAGGCAGAAACAGAAAGTCCTTATTACGGACAGTTACAAAGCGCGTTAAGTGGTGCGCCTACTGGTGGTAGTGCTGGAACGCCAACGGTTAAACGGCAACCGACATATTCAAGCGAAGAACAGGCAGCAGTAGCCAAGCGAATGAACGAACTATCAGCGCAAGGCTGGAGCGATGATCAGATAGCGGCTGAACTTGATGCGGCCGGATACGGCAATTATAAATCGTGGTTAAAATCTTATTAATAAAAGGGGTAGACTATGGGTGCATTTGATGATATTACAAGTCGTTATGGTAGTAATGCTAATAGCGGCAACGCCTTTGAAGATATAACAACCGAATACGGCTATGATGCGGATAATG